CGTGCAGTAGTCGGGACGCAGGGCCATCTACGGCCTCACGGAAGGACGGTCGCCGTCAGCGCGAGGGTGATGTTGGTGGCCGAAGAGGTCGCCAGACGCAGGTAGCGCCAGAAGACGAGCTCCTGGAGCAGGTAAGTCGTCGCGACGGCCGTGGTGATCGTGAGCGCAGTCACGACGAACGTCCGCGGCGTGGCCACCAGGGCGTAGGGGATGTTGAACCAGTTCGTCCCGTCGGCGGAACCCTGGATGTTGACGGTCGCCGTGACGGGGGCCGTGCCGATGGTCGAGGTGATGACGATGGCCCCGCCACCCGAGGCCGCGCCGCGGTCGATGAGGTCACTGTAGTAGGTCGTCTTGGAGTAGTGCGCCGCGGTCGTGGAGCCCGCCACGGTCACGTTGACCGGGACGGTGAACTGCGTGGTCGATGTCACCGTGACCGTCTGCAGGCCGCTGATATCCGGCGTCGTGCCAGCCGCGGTGATGGTCACGGTGTCACCCGTGCGCAGCCCGTGGACGCGCCCGACGTTGACCTGCGCCGGGTTAGAGACGGGCATCGACAGGATCGAATGGTCATAGGCACCGGCAGTGCCCGCGATGGTCACGTTGACGGGCACCGAGAACGTCGTCGCACTGATGACCGTCGCAACCTGATGCGGCGTGGCGGTCAGGAGCGGATCAGAGGTGGTGCTGGCGGTGAAGAAGATCCGATCACCGGTCGAGAGCCCATGCGCGTCGAGCGTCGTGACGACCGTTGGGTTGGCCTGCGAGTTGCTGACGATCTGCTCCACGCCGCCGGGCCGAAGGCTGCCGATCGAGGTCGCCGGGTTCGTGGCGACGGTGCCGAAGGTGACGGTCGCCATCTGGCGCTCCTTCTGGTGGGGACGAGGAGGAGCCCCGGCCGGGGGGACCGGGGCTCCTGGGACTTACTTAGCGCGTCGCTTCCGAACCGCCTTATTGGCGGGCTTGCGGAGCATCTTGTCGGCGGGCTGATCGGCCTGCTTGGGCTCTGCCAGCGGCAGGAGGCCGCGACTCCTGGCGTCCTGCGGGGTGATCCCGTAGGCGGCTTCAGGTGAGCCGGCCGGTACGAGGACCGTCCACGTCGCGTCGACGTAGAGCGAGCCTCGCCCGTCCGGCGTGTCGGCAGAGCCCAGAGAGGTCACGACTAGGTCGCCACGTAGGTAGCGACAGTCGGAACGGTCGGGTCGGAGTAGATGACGAGCATCCGTGTCCGGCCGGCCGTGGCGGTCGTACCGACAGTGGTCACGACGCCGCTGATGACGCGGGCCGTGCTCGCGTACATCAGGTCGCGTTCGCCCGTCGCGGCGACGAGGTAGGCGCCGGGCTTACCGCCCGCATTGTTGAAGTCGATGACCTCGGCGTTACCGCCGGAGTGGTCGACGATGTCGGTGGCCTTGAGATCAATACCGGTGAACCAGCCGTCGTCGTCGGCCACGTCGCCGACCTTCATGGTCGCGCTGGTACCGGCCGTCCAGTAGACGAGGTTATAGAGCTTGATGTCGAGGAGCCACGAGTTTGCCGGGACGGTGACGGAGCCGGTATAGGTACCGGCTGCGCCCGCTTCGGTGAAGGTGACCTCCTCGAAGAGGGTCTGGCCGGGCTGTCCGACGACCCCGCCGGAGATGACAGGCATGTTAGGCCTCCTTTCTCAGCCGTCAGGCTGCTATTAGAGGCCGGTGACCGTGGCGAAGGCGGACGGCCGATACGACGCCAGAGACATCCGACGCGACACGGCGATCGCAATCTTGCGCTCCGTGAAGTACGTCGAGTGCTCGGACGACATCTCGACCAGGACGCCTCCGTTGTTGAAGATCTGGGCGTACTGGCGGAAAGCTCCGACCCCGGCGGTTCCGGCAGAGCCGATACCCGTCGTCAGACGAACCGGCAGACCCCACAGCTGGAGGGGCCCAGCATCGGCGGGGTTCCCCAGGATGTAGACGCCCTGGGTGGTCCGCGTCAGGCGGAGGTTCCACCAGTCGGTCGGGTGGAACACGACGGCGTCGGGGAGGGCGTCGCCAGTGACCTGGACCTTGAGGATCGCCTTGCCCACGGCGTCGAACGCCGGGTCGGCGCCCTTGGCCTGGGTCTGGAAGCCGGTGCGGATGAAGGCGCCCCACAGTTGCGGCGTGGTGCCGGTGCCCGAGAGGAGTTGCTGGTTGACCTCGGCCTGCAGCTCGTAGGCCAGGCGACCCGTGACGGTGCTCTGCATCGCCGCGTTGTCGGTGAAGAAAGCGCGGGTGACCGGGATCCACGCCTGGATCTCCTCGACCTCGTCGGTCGTCTTGGTCCAGACGTAAGCACTGTCGGTGGCTGCCGAACCCTCGGCCACGAACGCCGCGTTGGTGGTGTTCGTGGTCTGGATGAAGTACTCGATATTCGAGGAGTCGGTCGAGCCCGGTGTGAAGAGATCCTCTGTGTCGCCGTAGTAGGCCGCCATGCCGGTCGTCTGCTGACGATCAGCCGGCGGGTAGTGGTCGGCCAGGGTGACGAGCGTCTTGGTCGACACGGGCAGCTCGAAGCTGACCTTACCGTCAGCACCCCCAGCGATCTGCTTGAGGGCCGGCGCGTGCGTCTTCAGGAAGCCCTTGAACGCCACGTCGAGCTGGTCAGCCGTCTTGATGCGAGGGTCGACCGGGTCGTCGCTGCCGCCAGAGATGATGCGGCCCTGGGGGGCCAGCTTCGCGGCGTTCTCGGCGGCCGACTTCTCGACCACAAGCGCGCCGTCGTAGTCCTTCTGGAGCTTCTCGAGGGCATCGTTGCGCGTGTGGAACTCGCCGACCTGCTCGGCGGTCATGTCATAGCCGTCGTCCTTCTTGAACGACGCGAGCCAGTCAGCGTGAAGCTGCCGCTCCTGGGTGAGCTTCAGGCCGAGAGCCTGCGCGCTCTCGCCGCCGGCCATGGGATAGATGGGCCGGCCGTCGGGGTACCACCCGATCGGGCGCGGCATGTGCTCGGCCATCTCGCCGTGCAGGTAGGCACCGCGAGTCTTGTGCTTGGTCATCGTGTTCTCCACATGAAGAAGCCCCGGTGACACCGGGGCTCGGGGGATTGCCTAGACGGGGATGGCGTCAGATGGGGACGCCGTTGGCACGGGCGGTCGCGAGCAGAACCTCGAGCTCCGTCCGGTGCAGGCGCTCGGCCCTCTTCGGGTCGGTCGCCTCTAGCAGGGCGGCCAGCTCGTCAGCCGTCGACCCGAGGCCGCGGAGGCTTTCGAGGATGACCGCGAGCCCGTCGCGGTCGGCCGCGGAGAGCTTTCGCCCTTCCTTGGCCCGCCATTCGGCTCGGTCCTGCGTTCGATCGACGAGCGCCTTGACCTGCTCCCGTAGCCAGGAGAGGTGCTCGGCATACGGCGCGTCCGGTCCCGGACCGCCGCTCTTGATCGCGAGGGTGTGGGTGCCGATGCCGGCACCGATGAGGACAGGTGAGACTTCGTAGACGTCGAGGCCGCGCAGGAAGCGCACATCCTGGCCGTCCTGCTGCCCGAAGCTGTAGTCGAGCGGGTCGTAGCCGTAGCTGTACTCGGCGAGGGGCCCGAGAGCCTTGAGCGTGGCGTGCGTCTCCCGCCCGGCCGTGGTGTCCATGAAGAACTGGCCGCTGAACACGGCCCACTCGCCCTGCTCGCTGATGCTGCCCTTGCCGACCGGGAGGGCGCCGTCCCAGGAGGTATGCCCGTAGGCCGACATGGGCACGTCCTTGACCGGGAAGGCGCCCGGCCAGGTCACGTCGCCGTCCTTGTCGATGACGTTGAGCTGAGCGAAGGCGAAGGCGATGGAGCCCGCGTCGTCGAGCTTCAGGTCGTGCGGCGTGAACGCCTTGCGGTTGGCTTGATGGTCAGACGTTCCCACGTCTTCCTCCTGTGCGTGCTCGCGCAGATGACCGACGCCGCACGATGTCGTCGCCTCTTGGGCAACCCGGGACAGTGCAGCGCGGAGATGCGGTAGGTCGAGGTTCCCCGCCGCGTTGTGGTGCGGGTAGTGGCGCAGTGAGCGGGGTACGGTGCGCCCGTCGTCATCGAGCTCGCCGCCCGCATCGATGCAGGCGAAGGCGGAGTCAGGCAAGTCATTGATGTAGACCGCGTCCCAGGTCGCCACGGGGGGCTCCTTCAGAGCAAGAGGGCTAGGGCGAGGGCGTCGTCGTTGACTTCACCGCGGCCAGAGATCGAGGGTCCTGAGATACCTACTGCGGCGCTGCCCGCGATCAGGACTCGTGGCATAGGCGCCAGTCCGCCGACACGCCGACCTGCCGACCTGCCCACCCGCCCCCCACCGCCCGAGGGAGGAGCGGCCACGCCACCAGAGCCCGTCGCCGATACGCTCGGACCGCCGATGAGAACGGCCCCCGTGCCCGTTACCGGGATGATGACGAGGCCGGTTCCGTCGAGGGTCGGGGCGAGGAAAGCTTCCCCGCCGGTCCCAAGGAATGTCTCTTTCGCCGTGCTCGCGGCAGCGGGAGCGGCGAGGGTGACACCGCCCGAGCCGAGGAAGGCTTCCTTCCCAGTCCCAGAGATGGCCGGCGCCGCGAAGGCAATGGCACCTGTTCCCGTCGCCCCCGTCGAGGTGACCGTCCCATCGGCCGCGACTGAGGGAGCGAGGAATGAGATGGTTCCCGAGCCGGCCATCGTCTCTTTGGCCGTGCCCGCGTTGGCGGGGGGCAGGATAACCACTCCGCCCGAGCCGCTCATGGTCTCCTTGGCCGTTCCGGAGGAACTTGGAGCGGCGAAGGCTACTCCCCCGGTCCCGGTGATCGGGGCGACGTAGGTGACGCGCAGCTCTACGTAGTCGAGGCTGAAGGTGACCGCGTCGTTGTCGTTGCCGCGGATGCCCCGGATGCGCGCCACGAGGCGGCCGGTCGTCTTGAGGTCAGTGATCGACGGCGGACTGTTGTAGGTCGTGTCGAAGTCGGCGTCGGAGGTCGGCTCGGTCGCCTGCGTCTCCTCCGTATCGAAGGCACCGTTGTTGCCGTTGGCGATGCCGAGTGAGGCGGCCGAGATGGTCGTGCTGACCTTGTAGTTGGCGCGGATGACGACGCTCTGGATGAGCGAGCCGACGGGCAGCTCACCGTCCGTGAAGGCGAGGAAATCCCAGTCGCCGATGACGGATGAGTTCTTGCCCGGCGCGCACGTCGCGTAGGTCGTGTCGTCGGCCGTGGCGTTGGACGGGTTGGTCCAGTTGTTCGTCCCGACCGCGCCCCGCGTGGCCTTGGTCGCGAGGGCCATCAGAGGACCGGTCGGTCAGCGATGAAGAAGCCGCGGCAGGAGAAGCGTTCGCGCTGAGCCGGGTCGGTCATGTGCGGGCTCCGCCCGAGGGCGATGGTCAGCGGACCGAGGTAGAGATCGAGGGACGGTCGCGTGACGACCGGCCGGAAGCCGAAGCCGCCGATCTCACCACGCACGAACTGGATGGCCCACCACTTGCCCCATGCCACGTAGGTCCGTCGGCTGGTCCACACTAGGTCTTCGATTGGGTGTAGGTGAAGGCCGAGATGCTGACCTCTGCGGCGGCCACGATGGACGTGGTGTTGAGGTTGATGTCTGCACCCGAGGTCCCGACCGTGCCGTCGAAGACGTTGTCGGTGACATCCACCCCCCCGCCGTCGAGGACGCGGAACCATGCCGCCGTCCCGGTCGCGTTGGCCGACGCATCGGCCGTGATCGCAGCCGCGGTCGCCACCCCGTTCGAGGCTGCCCCGAAGGCCGTCGCGCTGAAACGCAGCTCGGCGAGGAGGACCTGATCGTTGGGAGCCGCGCTGTTGAAGGTGCCATCGGCCGTGGCGGGCTGGGTGCTGGAATAGATACGCAGGTAACCCTGCCCGCCCACGTCGATCCGGTCGACCACGGCATCCGCTGCGGCCGAGGCTGCGGCGTTGGTCAGTTGCGGGTTATTGGCCACGCGCGGTCCCCTTCCTGGTCCGGCCATTACGGATTTCGCTGACCCCGACGATGGCCTGTGTCACCGGGTCGCGGAGGAGAGTCTTGGTCACGGAGGCATCGAGGCGAGCCGTGATGGCTTCGAGACCGTCGGCGATCTCACTCAGGTCGGGCGCTTGCACGGTCACGAGCGGCGCCGGGACGTTCACTACCGGCGGTGCGACATTCACGATTGGAGCTGGCGGCGGCTCAGCAAGTGAGCGGATCGCCGCACGGAGCCCGCTGATGGCCTCCACGTCCCGCGCCTCTGGGGCAGTGCTCTTGGGCGCTGCTCCGGCCAGCGGGTCGAGCGTGACGGTGACCGGCACGAGCCCGGTGTGAGGCACTGCGGGAACTCCCAGGGCCACCAGGGCTGCCGCCGGCTCGAAGCCAGCGCGGACCAGCACGCCGACCGATTCAACGCGGTTCTGGAAGGTCATACCGTTGGCATCGAAGGCCGAGGCGGGCACGCTATTGAGCGGCCACAGGACGTGCTGACGGTCCTCTTCGCTCAGGGGATTGAGATCCTCGAAGGCGCGGATTTCGTCGTCGGTGAGCAGGCCGTTCTGGCGCATGGTCTGGTAGAACGCAGCGCGATCCTTGCTGTTGCCACGCATCAGGGCCGCCGCGTTGTGCTTGACGTAGTAGCGCCCCGCATCCAGCACGTCCTTGTCGATCTGCTGCTCGAAACGGACCAAGGGCGGTGTCAAGGTGCCGACCACATAATCGATGTTCGACTCCTCGATATTGCTGAAGGTCGCCCGGCTCATGTCGGAGAGCTTGTGCGGCGCGAGGCGCAGCCAGCGAGCGATCTCCTCAACGGTCGCCTGCTTGGCCGAGATGTACTGAGCGTCCTCGGGCGGGAAGCCGACCTCCTCGATGCTCATGCCCTCGTCGAGGATGGCCGTGCGCTGGGCGTTGGACAGGCCCTTGTGCTGCTCCTCCCAGCTCGTCTTGAGCGAGAGCTTGGCCGTGGGGGAAAGCTGCCCGGGGTGCTTGATGATCACACCCGGCTGGGCACCGTTAGCGAAGGTGTAAAGCCCGAACTCCTCGACCGCGATGGCGTTCTCGAGCGTCCGCCGGGCCATGGCCAGGCGGCTGTAGCCGATCAGCCCGTCGTAGCCGAAGCCCGGGACGTGGAAGACGTTGCGCGCCGGCAGCGGGACCTCTTCACCCTTGAAGGTCGTGTAGAGGTACACGCGGCGCTGGGTGTCAGTTTCGCGGGCGACGCGCACGCGGTCCGGGCGCAACGGCCACAGGCGGACTACCTGACCCTGGCCGTTGAACTCCTTCTCGGAGTAGCAGTTCCCCCAGGTCAGGTAGTGCCCCACCATCGTCTCGCGCCAGACCATGGCCGTCATCTCGGGGTTCGGCATGACGGCGAGGGCCGGATACGAGGGGTGATCGGGGGCTTCAATGCGGGCCTTGCCGACCTTCTCGAAGAGGTGAAGCGGCAGCGAGCCGATGTCCTCGGCGATGAGGCGCACGCCGGCATGCCACGCCCCGATGGTCATGGCCGTGGTGGCGTTCACCGTGACGTCGGTGATCGACTTGCCGGTGTAGCCCATGGGCGGCGGCCAGCCGACCGCCGGCCAGCCGACGACGGCGGCCTTCAGGGCGCGGGAGGAGATGCCCACTAGCGACCTCGGATGAGGAGGCGGAACGCCGCTCCGATCGGGGTGATGAGAAGGAGCAGGGCTCCGGCCACGAAGAAGCCGAGCGGCTGACCGAGACCGACGACGATGAGGGCGAGGGCGATGGCTTCGATGACGTCCTCTTCGCCGATCCGGCCGAGTTGCGTCCGGAGGAAGGTACGGACGGCCGCGCTCCGGCGGAGGGCGGTGCTGATGGTCATGCAGTCCCTCCGGCGAAGGTCAGGCGTTCGGTCTCATAGGCCGAGCGGAAGGCGGGTTGGAGAGCACCGGCCGCGATGACGTCCGCGCGCGCCTCCCATGACAGCAGGCCCGCCACAGCCGCGTCGATCTTGTGGGGGCTGTCAGGACGTTCCTTCTGGACCGTCCACAGGCGCGTGCCCTGGTCATCCGTGAGCGACAGGGGACGCTTGAATGCAGCTCCTACATGAGCCGCGAAGGTCGCATCGCCAGAGTGATGAAGCTCGCCCGAGCCGATGGCATTGGCATAGGCCAGCACGGCGCGGGCCATGGGCCGTGGACGCCACGTCTCCCAGCGCACCACGATCTCCTCGCCGTAGCGGCCCTGCCAGTGCGCGATGCTGTCCTTCCAGTAGGGCGGATCGGCGTACATGTGGGCCACGGTATACGTCGTGAAGGCCTCGTCGATGGCGACGTCGACCTCCTGCTCGAGGTCTTGCTGTTCGCTCTCGGTCACACCGGGCCACACGCCGAGCGGCCACTGGTAGCCCGTCGAGACCTCTGTCGCCACAGCGCTCGTGGCGTCACGCGTCTTCGCGCCATCGAAGCCGATCGTGATGACCGCCTTCGGTGGGACGACATGGTCGGGATCCGCCAAGTCCTTCCAGCGCTCGGCATCGAAAGCCTTCTCGGAACGCAGGCGACCTTGCATGAGCCAGGCCCTAGCGAGCCAGGCGGGATCGGCGTCCGGCTCGAAGAACTGGCTGACGATGCCGTCGATGTCGGACCACGCCGCCAGGGGCCCCGAGGCCTCGAGCACCGCTGCGCGCACGCCGTCCGGAGTCGTGAGGTCGTGTTTCTCACTGGCCGAGCGCATGAAGAAGAAGAGGCCCGAGTCCTTGATCGCCCCCGACGCCACGAGCTTGGCGTAGTCGTGCGTGCTCTCCGCCACTGACCCCGCACCGGGCTCATACATCAGGGTCGTCTCGAGTTCCCACGGGTCGGCCAACGGGCGCTTCAGGAGGTTCGAGCGGGTGACCCTATCGGCATCCCGCTGGCGCGGCAGACGCCAGCGGCCGGTCTCGTCCTTGTGCTGGAACGTCGTCCGCGCACCGTCCCGCGCCTCCGGGGCGTTGGCGAGAGGGACGACCTTGCCATCGCCTCTGGCCCGCACGATGCGGTCGAGCCCGATGTCGAAGTCGTCGACCACCCGGCTCCGACTGAGGATCTGGTAGAGCGCCCCGTAGGCCAGCTCCTCGGACTGCTCCTCGGTGTAGGCCAGCATGGGGATGTAGGGATCGATGACTGGCCCGCCCACCGGCTCCCAATGACCGTCGATACGACGGAACCCACCGCACCGGACAGGGCCCTCGGGATGCGCCTCGACCGCCGCGATCCAGGCGGCCAACTCCGTCTTCCGACTGCCCTTGCGCAGGAAGAGCGCACCCCGGCGGAAGCGTCGGCGACCGGCCTTCGGCGTACCCCTCGGGTGGACTTCGTAGAAGCTGAAAATGAAGCCGCGCTGCTCATCATCGAGGCGGGCCGGTTGCCCGAGCAGGTCGCCCGGTCCAAAGACCAGCTCCTCCTCGATGAACCGACAGACTTGGGGTCCGAGGGTCGGCCACGGCACCCGGTCCGCCGGAGGCGTGACCAGGGTGGTCACGACACGGCGCGGATGATGCTCCGCGGGTCAGCCACAGGCATCGTGGGTGGCTTCCGCCGCTTGCGCTGCTCCTCTGCCTCCTCGGCACGCGCAACCTCCCACTGGAGACGGCGCCGGTCGATCGGCGTCAACCCGAAGAGCTGACCCTGAAGCCTGATCTCGGCGGCCAGTTCCTTGTCACCACCGGTGATCCAGAAGCGGTTCACGAGCATGGCCAGCCGATACAGCCCGTGGACGTCGACCTTGAGGTACTCAGGAGCCATGGGTGAGGTCCAAACGTCGCGCCACCATGACTTCGTCAGCTCGTGCCAGAGCATCGATCTCGGCAGCTCCGGGCGGCGCTTGGGACGTGCGCTCCCATCGTCGGTGAAACGCGCAGCGGTGGATGTTCGGTTGCGCCGCCGACGTGTCGCGAGCGGCTTGGGAAGGGGGCCTGGCATCGCGCCTCCGTTACGGGATACGGGCGCGAGTCCTGAACCCGTACATCAGAAAATCAAGGTAGACATGGGTCAGCGAGGGTTGAGGGTGCCAGGGATTTGACCCGCCCTCCCCTTCCCGCGCTCGTTGCACGCCGAGTGCGCTGCGAACCAGCCTTGCGTCGGGTCGCCGTCGACCACGTGCGCCGCGGCCCACGCGCTACCCGGTAGTACAGGCTGGTGGCAGTAGCCGCACGGAGCGGGGAGCGTCAGAGCCAGCCGCTTGCGCGCTCGCTGATGGGTCGTGCCGTAGCCCCGTGCCGCTGTACCAGGACGCCGGGCGCGGTCCTCAGCCCGGGCGCAGTCGGGACAGCGCGAGCCGTGAGCGAGGAGTCGGCCCCACGGGCAGGGGCGCCCACGGTAGCCGAGGCATGGGCGAAACATGAGCGCTTGCCGAAGGGGACGCCGAACCGCCTTGGGTGACTCAAGGGCGTCGGTCACCTGTCAGGCCCCGCCCGGGTCGCGCCTCGGGCTCGCGGGTTCGGTTCGGCTACATCCTACGCTACGGCGGCACCTCCTGACCAGCGTTCATGGGGGGCTTCCTCGAACTCGGACCACAGCAGCTCGAGGATCCGTTCGAGGTAGAAGCGCGTCTCCTCCTCGCTCCACCGTCGGCGCAGGGCGAGGGCCTGCCAGTCGAAGTCGGAGAAAGCCAGCGCGGCCAGCCAGCGGGCAGCCATCGGGTAGTGATGGGCGATCCTCGCCACCGCGGCGTGGCAGGGGCGGGCGTAGTGGCGCTCCAGCGATTCGCGGTTGTCGAGCACGGCGAGCTCGGTCTCGAAGGGGCTGTTCTCCATGAGCCGACGAAAGGGATCAGCGAGGTTGGGCGAGCCAAGGATCGAACCGCCGACGGGCTGCGCGCCATCATCGGCTTCCCGGCGCGTGAGGCGATCGCGCCACACGCCGCGGGCATGGAGTCGTTCGGGCAGCTCGGCCGCCCATACCTCGCTGAACCAGGTGAGCAGCGGGCCGAAGCCCTTGGGCCGTTGGGCGTGGCGAGCGACCCGCGCGAGCGAGGCGGCGTGCTCTTCGGTGTACGGGGCACCACGGAGCGCGCGGCGCTGGTGGAGGCTCATCCGCCGACAATGCCCTTGGCCGTATCGTAGCTGGCCGTGGCCAAGCGGGCGATTCCGTACCAGATGAGGAACAGGGCGCCGCTCGAGACCGGGTCCAGAACGTAGCCCGTGACCCATGCCGCGTAGCCGACCAGGATGGCAGCGCCGACCACCGAGGCCCACGCCTCCTTGCCCGCGTCGAGGATCGGGCCGATGCCGGGCAGCCGCTTGGCCAGCTCGATCAGACCGGCCAGGAACACCGCGCTCGCGGCGACGCCCTCGCCGCTCAAGACCACACTGAAATCGAAGCTCATGCCTCCTCCTTTAAGCTATGCGCGAACTTGACGAGATCGATCGCGGCGGCGAGGTCCGTCTCAACGTCAACGAAGGGCGTGCCCCTACTGAGGATCAGGTAGACCTCCAACACTTCCTCGGCCAAGCGGACGCTGTACGGCCTGGTGTCCACATCGAGCTGGGAATTGCTCGCGTTACTGGTGGTCGGGAAGATGTCCGTACTGGTGGCGCTCATGCCTCTCCTCCTTCTGTGACCGGGAGCACGTCGGCCCGTCCGGTCCTGAACTCGTAGAGCGTTCCCTCGAGCAGGGCGACGGCCTGCTCCTGGTCGACGCGATAGCCGTGGCCCTTGGCCAGCGCACGGAGGCGGGCCAAGCCGACCTCCTGACGTTCCTCGTTCGCTGCGCCCTTGTGGTCCTGCTCGACGCTCAGGATCGCGGTGAGGGCGTCGCGCTTGAGGTTGGCCTGGTGCTGTGGTCCCTGACGCGCGGTCATCCAGCGGTCGAACGTCCAGGCGAGGCGCGCGCCGAGCCCGGTGAGGGCAGCGAAGGCGATCGGAACAAGAAGCTGGGAAAGAACGGTGTAGCCGGTCCAGTCGCCTTCCATCAGATCGGCCTCGTCGGCCCGATCAGAGGCGTCGGGGCGACATGGCGCTCGCGCGGGACCTCGCGACCCGGGACCGGGAGGTCGCGCCCGGGCAGGATGAGCGGCTCAGCCGGCTCGAAGACCGGCTCGAAGATGGGCTCGAGGACGGGTCCAAGCGCGGGTTCCAGAGTCGGCGCGAGCACCGGCTCCAGCGTCGCCGTGACCAGCTTCTCTCCGACGATCCACGCCCCGCCCGCCGCGATGGCCGCCTTGATGTAGATGCGCAGCTCGTCCTTGGTCACCTTCTCGCCGAGGTAGCCGATGCCGCGCGGCGCGAGCGGGTTGTCCCACCACATCACGTCGTTGCCATTGAATCTGTAGCCGAAGCACTTGTGGAAGCCCGTGAAGTCCGCGTCGAAACGGCGCAGCCGGTGGCCGACGGGGAACGCGCCCATCTTGCCGGTGAAGCACGCCACCATGCCCGGGTCGAAGGCCGCCCAGAAGTCCGAGAACGAGGTCCCGGTCACGAGGCCGCGGATGCCGTAACGTCGCCGAAGGCCGGTGATGAGCTGGCTGTTCGACACGCCGCACGGGCTGGTCGCCGAGCAGGTCGACGGGTGACTCGCGCCACAGGCGATCCGCAGCTTGTGAACTTCCTCGATCTTGACCGGGATGCCGAGGTCCTTGACGTGGCGCGCGAACATGACCCCCGAGCAGGGCACGCAACAGATCCACGGCGGGGTCTCGCGCTCTGAGCAGTGCTTGTGGCCGGACGGGGCGGGCATCAGGCCCGGACCTCGCGGAGCTGGAAACAGCGCTCGCAGGTCCGCTCGTCCTCGGGCGGCTGCGCGACTGTGGGGGAACCGACGGCCACGAGGCGCCCGCAGAGGGTCCGAACCTTCACGTTGCCCGTGACCGTGACGCCGGGAAACAGGTACGTCAGGTGCCAGGAGCCCGTCGCTGAGTACCTAGCCCAGCTCACGGCGTCTCCTCACCGACCATCGCCTCACCCGCCTCGCGGGCCTCCTCACGGTCGAGCTCGGGGATGAGCCAGGAGACGACGAGCAGCACGATCGCCGCGGCCACGACCAGGGCGATGGCGGCCTCGCTCACGGCGCGCACGTCCGGCACCACTCCCAGCGCCCGGGGAACTCCTCGCGCGTCACCACCCGCTCGTGCCACGCCGCGGGGCAGTCGGAGAGCACCGAGCGGCACTCGTGGGGCGGCCAGTGGCGGCGGACGTGGACGATGCCCTCAGCGTCAAGGACGTAGGCCTGGGCGGTGCGGGCCGGGGAGGAGGTCGCCGGCCCAGCGACGATCGTCACCGGACTAGCAGCTCCATCCCGAGTATCTACGCCGATACTGTCAAAGGGCTTTCGTGCGTGGAACGGTCACGTCGAGCGGTCCCACAGGGCCAGACTCAAGCGTTCGGCCTCCCTTCTGGTCAGGCGGATGCGTCGCCGGGACACGATGAGCACGGCCCCGTCGCGCTCCTGACCCCTGACCTCCACCGTCTCCCCGCAGGCCATCGGGCCCGCCCAGGAGGGCTCCGCTTCCTCGGCGGGCCCGACGGGGAGGCGAGCGCCGGCCCAATGGTGACCAGGGCCGGACGGGCGGGGCACGGGCCTAGCCAGGCATCAGGGCCGCTCCCCGTGCGGCTTCAGTCCAGCCAAATGTCCAGCCTGCCAGCTCTGGACGATGCTCTATGCGACCCCTCGCCTGCGGCCCTATGCGCCTCGTGCTCGCAAGCCCGAGGGGGGCCGTGCCTGACTCTGGATCAGGAGACCGAAGGTTCGAATCCTTCCGCCCCAGCCAATCACCACTCGGGAAATCGGTCATCCGTTCGTCTCGCGGCTCGCTTCCTCGTCTGGATGTCCAGCCGATTGTCCAGCCAAACGAGCCCCGAGGCGCCGCATCGCCTCCACCTGACTCTCGCTGACGACGTGGGCGTAGCGCGCGGTCACGGCCAGGCTCGTGTGGCCCAGGATGCTCTGGATGACCAGCGGGTCGACGCCCTCGGCCAGTAGGAGCGTAGCCGTCGTGTGACGAAGGTCGTGGAAGCGAACCCGGGGCAGCCCAACCCTCTGGCAGAGCAGACGGAAGTGCCGCGTCACGGCATCCTCGGTGACCTTCCAGATCGGCCCTACCCCGCGGCCATGCTCGCGCAGTGCCTCGATGACGAAGGGTGGCATCGGGATCGTCCGCACGCCTCGCGCGGTCTTGGCCTGACGGACGTGGACAACGCCAGCCTCGAGGTCGACGTCCGACCACGACAGGCCCACGAGCTCTCCCCGCCGGAGGCCCGTGCCGATGGCCGTGACGAATAGCGACTCGAGCCAGTCACCCTTGACGGCTTCGAGGAAGTGGTATGCCTCCTCGGTCGTGAACGGGCGAGCGGGGCGCTCGGTGAACTTGGGGAGGCGGATGCCCTCGGTCACGTTCATCACGATCAGACCCTCGCGCATGGCCTGGCGAAGGATCATCGAGAGCACCCCGACAACGCCCCGGACGGTCCGCGAGGCGTAGCCTTCCTTGACACGCGTGGCCACGAGCTCGCGCACCATGCCCGCGGTCAGGCGATTGAGGTCGACGTAGGCTAGGTCGGCCAGATGGAGCCGCACGAGGACGTCATAGAAGCTCCACGTCGTCGGCCGGACGTTGGGGCGCATCCCCTCGAGCCATGCCGCGCCGTACACCCCGAGCGTCACGCGCCCTTCCTCGAGGGGAAGGCCGACACGGAGCCGCCGTAGATTCTCCTCGAGGACGCGGGTGGCCTCCTCTTTCGTGCGCCTCTGCCACTCGCGCCGGATGCGCTTGCCGAACGGGTCCGTGCCGAGGTTGATGGCGACTCGGTAGTAGACCCGGCGCTTGCCGTTGACGATGACGGCGTGGCGGTAGAGCGAACCCCGGCCCCATCCCCGTCTCCCCACGTCCGGAGTGTACGGCTGTCCAGCCATTCTCCGAGCGCCTCTTCGGAGACGAGGTAGCGCCGTGCCGAGATCCGCATGATCGGCAGCCCCTCTCGGCGATGGAGACGGCGGAGCGTATCCGCGCTCACCCGGAGCAGTTCGGCGGCCTCGGCGATCGTCAGGAGCGTCATTCACGGGCTCACGGACCAGCGAGCGGCCACGGCGCGGACGGTCATCACGCATCCGGCTCCAGCATCACGGCAGCGAGGCCGCGCAGGACACGAGCGGCTTGCTCCATGGCCAGCCGTAGCCCGTCGATAGCGCGGGTCCACCGGTCGATGTGAAGCTCCAAGACGACCACCAGCACGTCGCTCCGGGGCTGCCCGAGCATCTCGTCGTACCAGGCGAGGACCGGCGCGTTCTGGAGGCGCGCGCTCTTCGTGACGCTCACCCCGCATCCCCGCCCTTCTGTCGGAGGTAGGCGGCGGGGTACTCGGACAGGGAGACATCCGACCCTCCTGACCCGCGCTCCGGAGCCGTCATGATGCGTGCCCACGTCTCGGGATCCATCGGTTGAGCGCCGATGGCACCGCCGTATTCGTAGGGCACCACAGCGCCCTGCTCCCAGCGCCACCAGCGCGTGACGAGGCGGTGGGCGAGGAAGCCGAGAGCGAAGGCGAGGAGGTGGGTCATCGAACGAAGCCGGCGTAGACGTGCGCGACGAACGGTGAGCCGTCAGGGAGGATGCGCTGCGCCGAGCCGACGTGGCCGACCATCTCGGCTCCCGTGTACGGCACGTAGTCTCCGGTCATCACCACGATTAGCCTGACGCGGGCCGGCTCGCCTTCCCAGACCTCCGCCCACACAACAAGGTCATCGCCCTGCCAAGCGACCCCGAGCCAGCGGGCGACGCTGGCCTCTATCTCCGAGACGCCCGGCGGCACGGGGTACTTCAGGATGCGGGAGGCGCTCACGGGGTCTCGGGTCGGTTTCCGCGGGAAGCCGACTCCTCCGTCTCGGCGAGGGCGGCGCGGAGGGCGAGCCTCACCATTTGGTAGGCGTCGTTGTAGGCGGCGGCCACGTCGCCACCAGCAAAGTCGGCCTTCTCGTAGAGGTCGGCTTCGACCCGGCCCATCGCTTCCCTGACCGCCTCCAGCCGCTCCACCTCATCCTCACTGCGGGCGAGTAGGTCCTCCCCTTCCCTGAGCGCGGCTTGACAGGTAGCCAACCGCTCCTCCAGCCGCTCCACTTCATCGGCGACGGCGGCGATGCCGGTATGCGCCATGACCCACGCGACCTCATCAGGAGCAGCCGCCTTCTGATACCGGGCCAGCTCGCGGAGTCGCGCGGCGGCGGTCATGCCATCACGACCTTGAAACCGAGTTCTCTGAGGACTCGCAGGAGGTCGATAGCCGGGACCCGCTTCCAGTTCTTGTGCTTCCGGCGGCCAGCCTCTCGAGCGGCGAGTTCGACCAGGAGCGCACCGTTCTCGGCGGTGGCGGCGTATTCGCGTCGGGCGGCGTCAGCCATTGGTGGAGTCCTCCTTACCAGCTCACTTTGACGGCCACCACGCCACGACCGAGCGGCGCGACCTGCGAGAACGCCTCATCCGAGAGATCGATCACCGTCGGGATGCCCTTGCGTGGGCCGCAGGCGCACCAGTCGATCAACCGGACGCGCAGCCAGCCGTTGACCGTCACCCAGCGTCCCCGCCAGTCGCCGACCCTGAGGGCGGGCCCGGCCGCCGCACAAAGGCAATCCGGGCCCGTGGCGTACCACGTCGCCCAGCCCGAGACCGAATGACCGGAGCGCGCCGGGCGAGAGGGCTCGGAGCGCGCCCCGGTCGGTTCGACGGCCGCAGATGGCGTGGGAGGGCTCGGCCTCTCGACCGGCTCCACGGGCCATCGTGCCAACCGAGGGAAGGGTCCGGCCGTCGGGGGAGCGGTGGCCCCTATGTCGCGGGACTCGGACGCGACGCTGCTGGGCTGCCTAGACACCGCTCCCCGGACGGACGCACCTATCAGGAGACCTATAACGAGGGCCAGGCCGACAGCCACAATCAGAGCACCCGGACGCACGCCGAGCGTTGACCACCTCTCCGGCTCGACGTAGGGCCGCGCATGGCGAGTGAGGATGCGCCAGGGGGTGAGGCGGATGACGCGGCTCACCGCGGTATCGCCTCAATGGCCCCTGAGTCCAAGGCGGCGGGGTCGAAGATGTTCACCGAAGTATCCGAACCCACCGAGTCTTCGGCCCGGTCGGCATCTTCGCGGGCTCCCACAGCCGAGGCCGAAAGGCGACATTGAGCGCGCCGTCTCCATGCTTCCAGCCGCCGTGCCCTTCGGTCTGACCGTCCTCGGAGAAGCCCGCGGCGCGGAGAGACGTACCGGGTTCCTCGGCCAGCGTGTAGGTGATGGCCTTCCGGTAGCCCATCGCGGCGGCGGCTCGACACGCAGCCCCATAGAGACGCGAGCAGGCGTTCTTGCTGCCCTCGGTGGTGACCCGGAGGAGTTCGATCGTTCGTCCGTCGTCCGCCTTGCGCGCCATCGGGTGACCGGCAATCACCACCCCGACAAGCGACCCGTTGTCAGAAAGCCCGATCGAGAAGCGATGCCCGATCGGGGGCTCGTTATGGCGATGATGATCGGCCACAAACCGGCTGGCCTCGCGGAGCGTGACCGGTACCAGCTCGCTCACCGCAGTATCGCCTCGATCGTCCCGTCGTCGAGGTCGGTTGGTCGCCACACGAATGTCTCCACGCCGGGGCACCGACCGAGCGCGAAGATCCACTCGACCTGTTCCTGAGTCAGCTTCCCTTTCTCAGCCTTGAGCTCGACCATGAGCACGCGGGGCGGCCGGACGAAGACCCAATCGACGAATCCCGCCCGCGAGTGGACCGAGGACCAGGTGTGGTATCCCATCCACCCGAACAGCCGGGCCATGTCGAGGACGGCACGGGAGAGGTCGGCCTCGGTCATCGGCACGCGCCAGATGGCGGCGGGGGCCTTCACGCCACCCCCTCGCCGAGCCGCTTCATCCCACCGCGCTCGGACTTGGGCTTGCCGAAGCGGGACCCGATCTCGGCCCGCAAGACATCGACCCGCGCCCGCTCCTCCGGGCTCATGGCGGCGGCCTTGGCGGCGAGTTCTTGGACGTAGGCGACCTCGGCATCCTCGCGGCCTTGGGCGGCCTGCCGGTCCCGTTCCAAGCCGAGGGCTTCGAGGCGTCGCCTGACCCGCCCGAGGAAACTCTTGAGCGAGGAGTCAGCTTGGTACTCGGCCTCGATGGCGGCGCTGACGTTCTCTGAGTCGTGGTGGTCGACCAGCGAATGGAGTTCGCGGACCTCCCAGTTGCCGGGGATGCGGCCGTGGAGCTTCTCGTAGAGCAGCAGGGCGGGCGACAGTTCTAGCGCGGCCAGCGGTTCCCCCGGCCCCCCCTCCGTAGAGCTACGTACAGGGACAGGGACAGGGACAGCGTTACCCGCGCGCGAGTCCTCTCCATGTCCTTCGCTTGTCTCGCTCCTGTCCTCTCGCTGTCTCGCCTTTGTCGCCGCCCACTGGTACCGTTGCCAGTCATGGACATGGAGCGAACCGTCCTCGTGGCGTTCGAGCAGCCCCACACGGCAGTAGTCCGGCAGATACTTGGCGTGGCGATGCAGGACGCCCCCGTAGTGAAGTTCCGAGGCGAACTGGCCCGGTCGCTTCTGCCGCTTCGCCGCGCAGAGCGTGAGCACCCAGCCGTAGCGCGCCACGTCCGACGGGAGCGCGAGCATCTTGGGGTGCTCGGCTAGGTTCACGTCGATGGCGATCCAGGGCATCTAGCCGACCCTCACCACACGAGGCTCGGGACGGGGGCCGTCGGCCGTCACGCCTACGAAGGTCCCCCGTCCCGCCCCATGGCCCGCACTCTCACCGTCGCCGGACGTGACGCGCTCTGCCGGGACAAGTCCGACCGGCCGAGTCTCGCGCTCGTGGGGCGTGGTGAGGTCGGCGGGCCTCATGCCGTAGGCCGCCAGGAGTTCATCTTCGGAAAGGCGGGTCACGCCGCACCCTCCCAATGCCTGACCCACTCCCGGTTCTCGGCGTCGTCATCGCGCTCTTCGGCGCGCATGCGGGCAAGGGTCGGGCGGAGAGCGCGTGTCCCGGCGTACACCGTCACGAGCCGTCTGCGGCGGGCCTCGATGTAGGCTGCGAGTTCTTGCGAGTCTCGGGCGAGGTGGAGGCCGTGCGCGTCGCCGATGACCGGATGGCCGGCGAGGCGGAGGTTCTCGACCGCTTCCTCGACGAGACGGCGGGGGACGTTCAGCCAGGTCCGAAGATGGTCGATGGTGGGCGACTCGATGTCTCCGAAGGCCTCCAGCACTTCCCGTTCCAGCGCGGAAAGGACGAGCTGCTCGGTGGTCACGCGACACCCGCCGATTCGGGGATGTGCTCTTCCCAAGAGTCCTGCGCGTGGTCGTACTTGATTGCGTCAAGGTTCCTGACGGCCTGCCGGTAGTAGGACGGCTTGAGTTCGATGCCCAAGCCTCTCCGGCCGTTGCGAACCGCCCCGTAGACCTCAGAGCCGACTCCCATGAACGGGGTCAGGACCGACTCGCCGGGGTTGCTCCACAGCACGAGGCAGCGCTCGATCACGTCGAGCTGGAGGGGATGGACGTGTTTCTCGTCCTCCTCATCGCGCGCTTCGCGGAAGGGCAGGACGCGATCGAGGCGCACGTCGTCCCAGAAGGCCGAGGCGTACTGTCGCCATATCCAGTGCGAGTAGCGGTTCTCGATCTGTTTGCCGGTCCAGCCCCTATAGGCCATCACATCGTTGGGGATGGGTCGCGCCCCGGCGTACTCGGTCAGTCCGTCGGGATGGGTGATTGGGACGGGGTTCTCGCCGCGCTTGCGGAAGACGAGCAGGTAGTCGGCCGAGGCGACTGAGCAGCGCGACGAGTCCTCCACGATCATGGCGTGGGCGAGGCTCTTGACCATCGTGCGGTTGCGCACGGTGAGGGGTTCCTTCCAGACGTGGTAGCGGGCGATGTAGCCGAACCCCGCGTCCCGGTGGAGGCGGATCACGTCGCCGGGAAAGTCAGTCAGTTCGTCGCGGCCGGTGTTTCCAGTGGGCACGTCCATGACGTGCACCGCCGTGACGCGACCGGGCATCGTGAGGCGGTGGAGCTCGCGGACGACGAAGCCGTAGTGCTCGAAGAACTGGTCGTAGTCGCGGCTATTCGAGAGGTCCCGTTCGCTCGAGCTGTACTGGTAGAGCCCGGCGAAAGGCGGGGAGTAGACCGACAGGTGCACGGAGCCATCGGGCAGGGTCGGCATGACCTCCATGCAGTCGCCGTTCCAGATGGCGTACTCATCCGTGATGCGCTGGTCTAGGACAGCCATGCCGGGACCTCGATCGGGCGTGTGAAGTCCTGCGACCGCTGGATCGCCAGCGCGTCGTTCATGTGGAGCACGAGCCGGTCGAACATCTTGTCGGCCTGTCCCGCCTTGCGTTCGAGGTTCGTGAGCGCGTTCTGGCCGCCCTCAGTAGTCACCACGTCGACCACCACGGGGCGCTTCTGACCGAACCTCCACGACCTACGGACCGCTTGGTAGTACTGCTCGTAGGAATGGCTCGGGAAGAAGGTCATATGCGCACAGTGCTGCCAGTTGAGGCCCCACGCCCCGATCTTCGGTTTCGTGATGAGGACCCGGACCTTGCCCTTCGAGAACGCATGGAGGCGGGCTTCCTTGTCGTCCAGCGAGTCGGAGCCCTTCACCTGAACCGCGCCGGGAATGAGTCGGGTCAGTAGGTCCCCTTCGGCGTTCAGGTGGCACCACACGACGGCGGACTGGTCGGTATCGACCAGAGCAGCGACCTGCTCGCCAGCCAATCCCGAGCGATGGCGATCCCATGGAGAAGAACCAGGCCAACCAGATGGCCACAGGGATCATGGCCAAAAGGCTGACGATGGTCCAGCGGCGGAAGAATGAACCCGTCGTCCTCGAAGCCGTAATCGGAGGGCTTGCGCAGCGCCCGCGCCCAAGAGCACACCCACCGCCAGAAGGCATCCTCGGCGTGACCCTTGAATCGCCACTGGACGCGCCCGAACGTACCACCCTGCGACCACCGGAAACGCTGGCCCTTGATGGTGTTGCCCTGATCGTTCTTGAAGAAGCGAGCGAGCATGTCCATGTGGCCGAGCTCGCCGAGGGCTTCGCTCGAGGTGCCTAGCTCGATATAGTCGTTCGGTGCCGCCGTGGCCGTGCAGAGGAGTCGATGTGG